TCAGAGAAGTAACTTAAAGAGCAGTAGACAAAAGGAAAGTTTTATTATGAATATATTTTATTTGAGTGAAGATGCGACAGAGTGTGCCAAACAACATTGTGATAAACACACAGTTAAAATGATCTTAGAGTATGCACAAATGTTGTCTACTGCTCACCGAGTTCTTGATGGTGATGAATATGCAGATACACACAATCTTTATAAGATTGCACACAAAAACCATCCGTCAACAATATGGGCTCGTTCATCATCTTTAAATTATCGGTATCTTTATGATTTGTTTGTTGCCTTGTGTGATGAATACACAAAAAGATATGAAAAGAGACACACGACAGATTCAAAACTTAGAGTTCCTCTTGCAATGCCACCTAAAGCATTACTATATTTTCGTGTAGGATTTACAGAACCTCCACAATGTATGCCTGAGGAATGTAAAGTACCTGACAATGCAATTGAAGCTTATCGCAACTACTATCGTCAATACAAAAAAAGTTTTGCAAAGTGGTACAAGTCAGAAACGTCTGGGCCTGGTTGGTTTTATTCAGAGGGAACTGATTTAGATACATATCCTCTTTTTCACTAAAATCTCTTGACTTGTAAAGTTGAAAGTAGTACTATACTTACATGACAGATAAGTTTTATATTGATGCGATTGTCAATTACAATCGTAATTCTATTTCACACATTGGATATGAAAATGGTAAGAGAGTTCGAGGTGAGACTCCTTTGAAACCTCGACTCTATGTCAAATCTCCTAGAGGCGGTAATCACAAGTCTCTTTACGGAGATGTATTGACTGAGGTAGAGTTTGACACAATGGAGGAGTGTTCAAAGTTCAAGAAAAGTTATCCATCTCAAGTTTATGGTGATCTTGGATATGTCGAACAGTTCATTACTGACAATTACTCTCATAAGATTACATTTGATTTTGATTTAATTAACTATGCAGTCATAGACATTGAGGTTGCTTGTGATGAAGGATTTCCTGCAATTGATAAAGCAGATTGGCCCATCAATGCAATCACGATCAAACTCAAAAATGATGATACCTATTATACTTGGGGTTTAGGTGAGTATGATGAATCAAAGTCAAATAAAAAAGTTTCGTACTTTGCTCATTCAAAAGAAGAAACTCTGATTGTTGATTTTATTCAATGGTGGAGTAAACAATCCATTGATATCATTACAGGGTGGAACTCCAGAGGCTTTGATATTCCTTATATTGTCAATCGTATAAAAAATATTTGGAAACGTGGACACACTTCTCTTGTCAATCAACTTTCTCCCTTCAAGAAAGTAAAGTATCACGAATACAATACTCGATTTGGTGGGCAACAGATTGAATATGAGATATCTGGAATACAGCAACTTGACTATCTTGAATTGTTCAAGAAGTTTGGTTATGGATTTTATGGAACACTTGAGTCTTACAGTTTGAACAATGTATCGCATATTGTTCTTGGTGAAAAGAAACTTGACTATTCCGAGTATGGCTCACTTCATCAACTTTATAAACAAGACTTTCAAAAGTTTATTGACTATAATATTAAAGACGTTGAACTTGTTGAGAGAATAGATGAGAAGATGGGATTGATTGAGTTGACTTTGACTCTTGCCTATACTGCCCATGCACCAATACAAGCTGCATTTGGTACAACAAAGATTTGGGATACCTTTATCTATTCGTATCTTGCAGAGAGAAACATTATCATTCCACCAAAGATTGTCAAAGTAAAAAACGACCAGATTGAAGGTGGATTTGTAAAGCAACCAAAAGTTGGCTCTTACAATTGGGTCGTGTCTTTTGATTTGAACAGTTTGTATCCTCATTTGATTATGCAATACAATATGTCTCCAGAAACAATTGCAGATAAAGTTGCAGATGTTTCTCCAAATAAAATGCTCGACAGAAATGAAATTCTTACACAGAAAAACAAATGCACCTCTGCAACAGGGCAAAGATTTTACACAAACACGATTGGAGTTTTTCCAGAGATTATTCATCAGTCTTATGAGAATAGAAAGAACATTAAGGCCGAGATGTTAAAGTGGGAAAGTAAACTTCAAAAAACAAAAGACACCGAGATCGAAAAGAAAATTGTCAAGTTGCACAATCAACAACACTCAATTAAAATTATGATGAACTCTTTATATGGTGCAATGTCAAACAAATATTTTCGATACTTTGATGATCGTATTGCAGAAGCAATCACAGTATCAGGTCAGTTGACAATTCGTTGGGCCGAACAGAAAATCAATGATGTTCTGAATAAAATACTCAAGACAAATAAAGATTATGTAATTGCAATTGATACAGATTCACTCTATGTGGACATGGAAAGTTTCTTGAAGAAAGCAGGAATGTTATCTAAATCGGATAATGAAATCTGTTCTTATCTGGACAATGTATGCAATCAATTATTTGAGAAAGAGTTTTCAAAGACCTATGAGGAACTAAGAGAGTATACAAATTGCTCCTCTCAACGTATGGAGATGAAAAGAGAAGCCATTGCAACTAAAGGTATCTGGACAGGAAAGAAACGATACGTGATGAATGTTCTCAACAATGAGGGTGTTCAGTATGCAGAACCAAAAGTCAAGGTGACAGGAATTGAAGCTGTTCGTTCTTCTACTCCTCAAATATGTCGTGATTGGATACGAGAAGGTCTAAGTTTAATTCTGAATGAAAATGAAGAAGTCGTACAGGAGTTTATTGCAAAAAAGAGAAAAGAGTTTGCATCTTTGGACATTGAGAATGTTTCCTTTCCTAGAAGTATAAATAGTATCACACAATATAAGGGAACTCCGATACACGTTAGAGCTTCACTTCTATACAATGCACAGTTGAAGAAACACAAACTTGTGTCGAGGTATGAAAATATAAATGATGGTGACAAGATTAAGTTTTGCTATCTGAGACTTCCAAATCCTCTTATGGAAAATGTAATTGGATTTAAGGATGTTTTACCAAGAGAAATGAATCTTCATCAGTATGTGGATTATGAAAAACAGTTTGACAAGTCGTTCGTTGAGCCACTCTCCTCAATTCTTGATGCGGTGGGTTGGAGTGCAGTAAAGGTAAACACGTTAGAAGGATTTTTTGAATGAAGTGGTTGGTTGAAACTATATTTAATAAATTAGGAATTACAACAGAAAACGCAATAAGGTTTCGAGAATGGTCAAAGGGAAAAATTCTTGTACAAATACCACTTTGGATTATGATATTGTGGATGCTTGGTTTTGCAAATCCATATTGGTGTGTTTATCCTGTATGCTGGGTAGTGAGTTAAAATATGAGTGACGTTCTAAAAGAATATGCAAATGCAGACTTTGGTTTTAGTGCAATTGATGAAGAAACCTACAAGGCAAAACAAACAGCTGCAGAAGATACTCCTCCATCAGTAGATGAGAATGATATTCAAAGAGTTGTTCTTAATTCTATTAAACCTCTTGAAGATAAAGTGGACACACTTCTCAAAAGAAAAGCAATTGAAGATGACGGAACAATTGCACAGGCAGCTGCACAGGCAAGAGAAGAAGTGACAAGTAAACTTAATCAACTTGAAGAACTTGTTATGCCTTTATATGCAAATCTATTAAAAACATCAGATAAAGAATATATTCATTGGCCCAATCGTAAAGAAAGATTGGAAGAAGAAATGAAAAAGATTCTTGCAATCACAAGAGGATAATATGACGTTAAAAGGATATTCTGAGTATCTACTAGAAGGAGTATATGACCCTTCTATTTTCAAAGTGTTCTTTCTTGCAGGAGGGCCTGGTTCTGGTAAGTCGTATGTGGAGAAAAGAGTAACAAGAGGACTTGGATTAAAACTTGTCAATAGTGATACTGCATTTGAACACATCACAAAGGCAGCTGGATTATCTCTTGACTTTAGAAAACTTGACCCTGAGAAAAGAGATGCAATGAGGGAAAAGGCAAAACAAATTACAAATACCAGAATGGGATTGTATGTGCATGGTCGTCTTGGATTGATTATAGATGGAACTGCAAAAGACTATGCAAAAATTAAAAAACAAAAAGAAGCATTACAAAGACTTGGTTATGAACCTTATATGATTTTTGTAAATACAAGTTTAGAAGTTGCATTGGCAAGAAATTTAAAAAGAGAAAGAAAAGTTCCAGAAGATATTGTTAAGCAATCGCATAAAGATGTTCAGCAAAACATTGGAAGATTTCAAGGATTGTTTGGAAAAGACTTTCTTATTATAGACAACAATGACGCAAAAGATGATATTCTTAATATGGCATACAAAAAAATTAAGAAGTTTGCAGCCAAACCTGTAAAAAATAAACTTGCCCAACAATGGATTAAAAGTGAATTAGAAAGAAAAAAAAGAAAATAGTTATATTATGTTTATGGCGGTACTTACTCTTGCGGTTGCATTATCAATCTCTGTAGTTGCAGCTGCTTACAGTATCATTGGTCTGATGGCAATCTTTGCAGCTGCTCCGATTGCAATTGCAACAATGGGAACTGTTCTTGAAGTAGGAAAACTTGTAACTGCAAGTTGGCTCTACAACAATTGGAATCGAGCTCCTCTCTTTCTCAAAAGTTATCTGACAATTGCAGTTGTCGTTTTAATGATTATTACCTCTATGGGTATCTTTGGTTTTCTATCAAAGGCACACATTGACCAGAACGCACCATCTAACAATGTTTCTGCACAGATTGATTCTCTTAATCTTCAGATTTCAAGAGAAGAAAAAATTATTTCAAGAAACAATAAAATACTTGATCAGCTTGATAAATCTATTGACTCCTATATAGAGTTGGATTATATTAGTAGAGGACTCGATAAAAGAGAAGAGCAGTCTGAGGAAAGACAAAGACTGCAAAGTGAAATTAATGGTGCAAGTGGTCGTATCGCAGAGTTGGAAGTATCACGATTTGAATATGAACAGCAAGTTCGTGACCTTGAACTTGAAGTTGGGCCGATACGATTTATTGCAGAGTTAGTATATGGTGACAGTAGTACAGAAATTTTAGAGAGTGCGGTAAGAGGTGTTATACTTCTTCTTGTTTTTGTTTTTGACCCACTTGCAGTTTTATTATTGATTGCAGCTAATTCATCTCTTGCACAAGTAAGAGAAACAAAGACAGAAGTTAAAAAAAGAAAACAGGAGTTGTCTAACACAACAAAAATTATTGAGACTCCCATTGGTCTTGATACTGAGGATGGAGAAGTGGTCGTACAAGAGCCCGAAGTAGAACCAGAGAAACCAAAATCAGAAGAAGATTGGATACCTGATAGTGGTATTCAAGATGAAACCTATATTGATACATCAGATGGAAAAGTCCTGTTTGGAACGGACAACTATCATAAAGACCCTAAAACAGGCATTGTGAAAATTAAAAAATAGGAGAGTGAAATGACTATCTTTGAATTGATCTTCGTTTACGGACTCCCTTTTCTTTTTTCGGAGAATTTATCATAATGTTCCTTATTAAGGCAATTGATAAATTTACAGCAACAGAGATGATACAATCTTTGCACTATTCTAAGATAATGCCTAGATTGACAAAACACTATCTTGGATGCTATGTGAATGATGATTTAGTTGGAGTTCTTACATTAGGGTGGGGAACTCAACCAAAGGCTACAATAAACAAATTATTTAAAGGCTTTGGTACGAAAGATTATTATGAAATAGGTAAAATGTGCATGACAGAAGAAATGCCAAGAAACTCTGAATCTCAAATGATATCTGGTGTAATAAAGTGGATGAAAAAAAATACTCCAGAAAAAAAGTTTCTATTTACATGGGCAGATGGTATTATGGGTAAGCCAGGATATGTTTATCAGGCTGCAAACTTTCTATATGGTGGTTTTATACAGACACAAATATATATTAGTAAGGATGGTGAAAAAATACATCCACGTTCTGCAAGAAAGTTGTGTGATGAGAATGTCGCATTTAAACTTGAAAGAGAACCAGAATTTTTTGATGGAAAAAAGGGTAAAAGAATATATTGGCTAACTCAAGATTTTCTTGACTATAAAGGTGTAAGCAAAATTACAGGAAAACAGTTTAGATATATTTACCCATTGAATAAGAAGGCAAGAAAACTTTTGAAGAAATCGAATGTAGAGTGGAACTTAAATTATCCCAAAGAAGGTGATTTGGTTTGGAATAAATCTACAGTTGATGGTAAAATAGAGTTGAGTGAAATGCCTTATATAAATTCGAATATGACTGAATATAATGAACGTAATGTTAATAGCCATAAAAGTAACATGACGTTAGAGGAATTTTTTGAATGAACCCAATAAATGAAATAGGAGAGTGAAATGACTATCTTTGAATTAATCTTTGTTTACGGATTGCTATCTGCTGTAATTATTGCAGGAATATATTACTTTACAATATACAAAACAGTTGAAAAAAAATGGTCTGGAACAAAAGAAGATTTACAAAAAATGAGTAAAAAAGAACTTGACGAATTTGCGTATAAGTGGTATGATTTAAAACTTGATGCTCGGTCTAAGAAGGCCAAAATGGTAGACGCAATTTGGAGTGAAATGAATAAATGAGTGATTTTTTTCGGAATTTAAATAAGACGATAAACACAGATGGTAATATTTTTCTAGCAGATGATGCTAGTTCTTCCGCTGAATTTGCAGGAAATATTGACACAGGAAGTTATATTCTCAATGCAGCTTTTAGTGGTTCTCTATATGGTGGAGTACCTAACAACAAGATAACAACTTTTGCAGGAGAGAGTGCAACAGGAAAAACTTTCTTTGTTCTTGGTCTTGTTAAAAAGTTTCTTGATGATAATCCTACAGGTGGTGTCTATTACTTTGACACAGAAGCTGCAGTAACAAAAGAGATGATGCGTAAACGTGGTGTCGATACTGAAAGAGTAACGATTGCAGAGACAATATCTATACAGGAGTTTAGAACTCTTGCACTTCGTATACTTGACAACTACATAGGACT